AAATCTGCCTTTAGTGGACTAGACGGGAGTCGAACCTATTTAAGAATTACTATCGTGCCTATATTTACTATATATTCACGGCTTTTGGTGTAATTTTGGGGAAATTTCTTCTATATATTATGTATTTACTTGTTCTCTCCTTTAAGCAACCAGTAAGTTGTAACAAGTCCTACAATGCCATCTTCCTTAAGGCCTCTATTCTTCTGTAATACTGTTACACATTTGGTCAGATGGTCTGTCCACTTACCGTTATCCGTCTCCAGCTTGGTAAAACGATATTTATCATGCAGAGTTTTTCTTAGCCATTTTATGGCTGTCTGACATTTATGTGTCTGTCCGCTCCAAAGGTTATGGTTTTTAGCAAATCGCTGTGAATTTGCGCCGAACTTTCCATCCTCGCTTAATTCGCTTGTATCAAATCCAATATTCATTGCATGCTGCCATGCTTTCACGTCTGCATTATTAAGATAATAATCTATATCGCCTTTCCACGATTCATCCTGTACTTTAACCGATGCGACAGGCGCAGGATTATGAGCAATGCCATCATTTGCCCCAAGATCAATATAGAGTATATTTGCGTCAGTACTATTGCTGATACCACTGACCGTAAAAGCACTGGTGTACTGCCATCCATATAGCCTGTGCTGGATGACTGGCTTTTTACTCTCGTTCGGATCATCTACTATAGACATACCTTTAGTTGACGGATAGCGTGCAACCCAGAACGGGCAATTAATCTGATTAGCGTATGGCAGGATATAGCTATTGTAAAAACTAAGTCCTGTATATACTCCAAAATCAAGTCCTGCACCTTTGATAACATTCTGATAAGCATTAATAATATCTATCAATGTCTGTCCGATGCCCTGCTGGCATTTATCCTCAACATCAAGCCAGACAAAGGTCTTTCGTCCGTTAAGAGTATTAATTACTTTCTGTGCGTCAGTCTTTGCCTTGTCAACTGTAGTTGCGTATGAGTAGTTGTATACTCCCTGTATTGGCATTCCTGCCTCTGTGCATCCTTTCCAATTGTTTTCAAACTGCTTATCTGGATTCAAGTCTTTTCTTATGATCTTAAAGATTGCAAACTGCACTCCTGCCCATTTAACCTTACTCCAGTCTATTGTTTCCTGGTATGATGATACGTCAATTCCTTTCATGCTTATCCCTCACTTTCTACTTCTGGTATACCAGCGATTGATGTAAGTACGCTGACTACTCCTGCCACAACAGATGCAGATAATACCACTTTCCAGTCTACTGTTGATATGAGAGCTGACGAGCCAATGACTCCGATAGCCGTCTGTGCCATTGTTTTAACTGCTCTCACTCCTGCTGCCTTAAACCATTTCTTTGTATCTACTGATACATTAAATACACAATTTTTCATATGGATCCTCTCTTTCTATAAAAACGGAACTATAGAGTTAATAAATGCAAGTGCCGCTGCTCCTGCAATAGCACTTACAATAGTAGTGAATGCTGTACGAGTCATTGTGTTCCAGTTCTGCGCTGGTCTCGCTTCAAGCTCTGTCAGCTTATCACTATGTGCCTTTTGTACTTCGACCATATTCTTTACTGACATGGCCAGCTCTTGTACTGAAATAGTGAGGTCTTGTATCTGTTGCTGTTGCTTTTCCAGGTCATCTATTCGATGATTCGCAACCTTTAGTTTTTCACTATGTTCAGTAAGAGCTCTTACAATATCTTCATTTTCCACAGGCAGGCTCCTTTCTTTTTATATAGCAAGAGCCGGTGCCTCATTTGGTGTCGGCTCTCAAGTCACTATGTTATATTTAATTGCTTTTTTATCGCATTGATCTGCTCCTGCAAGGCTTTTCCCTGTGCTGCTGCCAGCGGTACATCTGTTGCTGTAGATGTACAGTTATTAACGCAGTCATCTTTCTTCAAAGATTTTTCAGATACCTCTTTCAAATCTCCTGATAGCGAATTAATGGATTGACATAATCGCTTTAAGATCTTTGATGATCCATTATATAGGATGTTTATCTGTTGCATGATACCACCTCTATGCATTTGTAAGTGTATATGTGATTTTCATGGATGTGGCAGCCGTTTTTACAATTGGCTGTGGTAAATTAAATATAGATCCTAAATAATTAATTACCTGCCTTCCATATGATTTATAGTTGCTCTCCGATCCATCATATCCCGCATTACCATATGCCATCAAATTATCTGTAATCAATCTTGGAATCGACACATATCCTCTAAATGGAGATTTTTCTTTTCTTCCTTGAAGTACAAAATTACCATCAGGATATCCAAAAACCCCACAATAACGTCCATCAGATAATTTTACACCAAATTTTATACCGCCATTATTCAACGCTATTACATCTGTATTTATAGTTGCATCTGATGGCAAGATAGCCTGTTTAACATCTGCTGGATTAGCTAAATTTACAATATAGATTGATTTCAAATCTTCTGCTGAAAGAAATGCATAGCCTTTCGATATCACAGCCTTCCCTTCATCTTGTTTTAACTTACAGCCTTTTAGATTTATATTTATTTTATCTGAAATCTCAAAGCTATAATCAGATATTTTAACCCTCCAATATTCTGCTGCTTCATCAATTGAAGATATAAGATATGCATACCCATCATATCCAGAACACAGATAGCCATATCCTACTGATCTACCTTTTATCTCAATACTGAATTCAGCCACTTTTTCAGCAGCCTTACGTCTATTAACCTTATCTGCAATTCCATACACCCTAGCAGGAATATACTGCTTCATAATACCAAATATACTTGTATAGTAAGTAACTCTTTCACTTGAATCATATCGAGATGTCACTTTACTATTATTATAATCCTGATAATAAAGATAACCTCTCTCACTATCATAGCAAAGTGGATACATTTCAAAATTATCTTTTTTACCATCGAATGCATTGTGAATAGTACCTCTTCTCCAATCTATAGCATATGGATCACTATAATAATAATAATTCTCTGCCATCGTAAGAGCCAAAGATCCTATGGTTCCATTTGCCTGTGATGTTGTAAAATCCCACACCGACTGAAATCCTGTGTCTGTTTCATATGTTTCTGCAACATTCAATGATCCTCTGTCAGCATATTCAGTATTAGTATCTCTTCCGGCAGATGCAACAAGATGTGCCTCCGCTGGAAAAAATATATTATTTTTATCCTCTGTTAATTTGCCATCAAAGAGCATAATTCCTCCTAATACTCTTTGACACAACGGCATAATTTCACTTGCTGAAACTCCAGCTCCAATTAAGTTTGGAATAACATAATTCATAGCATTGGTTATCATGTTATCGCCCTCTATCCGATCACGAAGCCCTGTTTTGTGATTATGCAGATCTACCTGCACATGACCTTTAATCATTTACTGTACCTCCATATGCGTAAATTGTATACAAGTTTGCTCCTGCTTCAAGCAGTGCCTTGATGCGTACCTGATCATGCTGTTTCCATGCAGCCTCAGGCACAGACTCAATTTCTTTCTTTATCATAGTGACATCATCTATCCAGCCATCCGATGTCCAGCCCTGCCATGTAGCACCACTGTCAAAGGATACTTGATAAACTGCATTTTGCGATGAAACTTCAATTGATGTGACATTACAGATGTCACAGGTTGTGACTGTTTTATTTGTTCCAGCTTTAATATTGCCGCTACCCTGCCATCCTGTGGTATTGTTGTAGGATGCATCTGTAGTAATAAGTGAACTATTGACGTATGGTGTAAATGTCATCACATTTTCGGTTGCTGAATATCCATCTGATATACCTCTGAACATATTCAAGAAATTAAGACCAGCTATCAGCTCATTTACTGTACTCTTTGCCGGAGTATTGTTCGTAGCCAAAGCATTGTCCTGCACGGTCTTAAATATTCCACTAAAGTCAAGTTTAATAACATCTTCTGATGCGCTTATAGTTCCATCCCACTGGCTTTCCGCAGCCATTCCCTGTCCGAAAGCTACTGCGTGTATTCCGTATGGTTCTATCGTGATAGAGCCTCCGTCCATTTCTATCCAGACATCCCATGTATGTATTGAGGCATCAATTTCTTGCAGATCATACCGTAGCGTAAGTATATGCTGTCCATCCTGCCATGTCTCTACAGGAGTCCTATGTGATAATTCTTCTCCATCAATGTAATAATGGATCTTTGCGACCGCATCACTTTCTATCCAGTTAAAATCATCACCTGTCTCTGTAGTCTCAACAGTAAGCAGTATTTCCATACTCATGACAACATGCGTGGTCTTTGTTGTTATAAACCTCATATCGAATATGGACTGATTAGATTTATCTCCTACTTTGATCTGTCCTGTATTTGAAAACACAGTGAAGCGAATAACATCACTATCAGCTTGATTTATAAGACCTGCTATATTTTTATCCGTCTTACTCTTTGCATTTGATAATGATGGATTTTTGCCGACACCCTGCACCTCGTAAGCACCATTGTACCTGAAAGTGTACTTTGTTATACAATAAAGCTTATTTCCATCTGCAATTCCATCAGATATCATCAGCACATCTCCCAGGTCATAAACAGGATCACCGATCATAGACATTTTAAAAGGGACATAACAGATATTCTGGAGAGCATTTAATATTGCTCTCCTCATTTCCTCTTTTCTATCATCCGTTCCATACTGAAGGAATGGGTTGCTGCCTAAATTGTATGTCAGGGCATTATCTGTATCCATGCCATAATACTGTGTGGTCTTATCTTCAATATTGACTACTGAAAGACCTGTGTATCTTGTCTCAAAATCTGAAAACGATGCTCCTGTAAATCGGTGCTTTGAGTCAATCTTATCAACAATAGTCTTATTATATTCTCTAAAAACTATCTTTCCGGCACGATCAGCGGTGACAAAACAGGCACACGTTTGCGCTACCCACGAGATAAAATCTCTCCAAGTCTCTATATCATTCTCTGTAAGCATTGAAAGATCATCTGATCCATTGGCAAAGCCTTGAAACTCTTCTTTTGTAGTTCCCAGCTCCACATTACATCTCGTGCATGCCATCAGAGCCAGTTCATACGGAGTACCAGTCGCAGAATCAACATTACATGCCTTATCAAGCTCTGCCATATTGTCATAAGCCTTGACCACTACACCTGATGATGTCCAGTTTGCTTCGGAGATCTTGAACACTCCCAAAGGGATATCCTCGTAATCTCCACTCTGGAGCATTCTTCCGAATGTTGGCTTAATGAGCATATTCTGATAAGCGTATCTCTCTATCGGCAGATCAATAAATGTAGCATTAAGCTCGCCCACATACACCTGTCCAATCTTCATCTCTGTATCGTCTGAGCACTGGTTAGTGATTGAGAATGAGCCTTTGAGGACATTTATATCTGTAAATGGAGCTACTGCTACAGTTCCACCAATTCTGAACCTTTGCACGGGTTCTTTCATTGATTTCTTGTATGCATCTGAAACCTCGTACATTAAAATTCCTCCAAATCAAAGCTGACATCCCATATTCCGTCCGAGTCCTTGAACCCTTCCGTGTTTTCTATAAGGTCAGCTTTGAACTTGCGCATCCTCATTGTTCTGTTCTTATACCCTTTTACTGTCGGATCATAAACCGACACTGACAACGTATCAATTTTCGACCATACTTTAAATGTTCCATACCATTCTGAATTACATCGATACTGTGCACTTACTGTCAGCTTGTCATATCGCGTGACAGAGGCCTGATCTGTGCCTGCCTCTGTCTGATATGTTTCCTCGACCACCGCGCTGTCCTCAGACCACTTATCAGATGGATACAATGTTACATTATTTATAATTGGTAAATAGTCTTTTAACATTATCTTCCTCCTGATCTAAAGTTCTTTCGCTGATTAGATGTTACTACCATCTCATCTATGCGCTCCTGTCCGATGTATATAGGTATTATGATATCTCCACCACCCTGATTAACAGCCTCACGCATCATATCCATAAGATGTTTATCGCCAGTCACCACTTCTGTGCCCTGTCCATCACCAAATCCCATTGCAGTGCCACTCAAAACGGTTGGAGTGTTAAACAGCATAGCCTCATCATAAGCCTTGTTGTACCATGACACATTTACCTTTGGCACTGCCTTGGTCTGCGCGTTGAAATTGCCACTCATACTGAAATGTGGTAAAGCCATGCTTGTGTTGAGCTTGAACCTCGTGCCAGCAAAGGCACTCTTCATCTGGTTAAGTGATGTTCTGACAGTTCCGACCATTCGATTCATCTGTCCTGATACAGTGGCATTGATTGCCACGAACTGAGCCAGAGTGACCGCGTTCGCCATTGTCATGGTCGTCATGATATAAGTCGGCACCTTTACGAAGCCCTTGTGGACGGAATCAGCCATTTTCAGTGACATAGTGGTAGCTTTAGCTGTAACACTTGGGGTTGCTGCTGTAAATGCTGAAGCTATAGCCTTGAGTCCTGAGCTCGCCACCTTTTTAAGGTTGTTGATGCCTGTGTCTACAATGTCAATTGATTTGACCATGCTCTTAAGGTCATTGCTTGCCGAGTTTGCTGTAGCTGATATAACTACCATCTCAGCCGATACCGCAAGAAGTGCCGCCGCAAGTAGCGCGGCTCCTCCTGCCGATGCAGTCAGACTTGCACCGAGTGCCACCATCGTGACAGTAAATGCAGTGGTAGCCACTGCCCCTGCTGCCATTGGTATAGTAGCCGCCATTACTGCAAGCGTAAAAGCTGCAAGTCCTGCCGTGGCTGTGCCTGCATTATTGGACACGACGACGAGCCCTGCACCACACACTACAAGCCCTGCTGCCAAGAGATTAGCCCCTGCTGCTACGACTATGATGCCTGCACCGAGTGCCACGACTCCGACAGCCAACAGTGTTACTCCTGCGGCCGCTGTGAGTGCTCCGGCTCCTGCCACCAATAAGCCAGCGCCAAGAATCAAAGCACCGGCTCCTGCCATAGTGGCACCGCTTGCGAATGCCATAAGAGCCACCCCGAGAGATATAATCCCGACTGCTGCCGACTGTCCGTATTCTGATATGGTCGGAAGTTGAGTAGCAAGAAGAGCTACACCGGCGCACGCCAGTGCTACTCCTGCGCCCACCATGAGGATAGCCGCACCGAATGCCAACAGTCCCGCCGCCCCGGCTGTGAGTGCCGGTGCCAATGCCGCTGCTCCTACTGCAAGAAGAGCGATTACTGCTACCATTCCAACCATAGTTACGATTGCTGTAGGTCCCGCCTGAGCTAGCTGAATAGCCGAGTACGCAAGCAATGCCAAGCCTGCCGAAGCCAATAGGATGCCAGCTCCTGCCGCTATGAGTCCGAGTGCATTCTTTGCAAGACTTCCTGTTGCCGCGCCCGCGCTTGATACCGGTGCACTTGCTGATGACGCCGCACTTCCAAGGCCTCCGAGCTTGCCAGCGATTGAGCCGAAGCCACTTGTGACCTTGCCGGCCACTGCTGTGACCTTGCCGAACACGGTTACTACCGGTCCCACTGCTGCCGCTATAGCCAAGCCTTTAACTATCATGTCCTGCATCGGTTCCGGAAGGCTGTTGAATGCATCGGCTGCGCCTTTAACAACACTTACCAATTCCGTGAACACTGGAACTACTACCGGTACTACTGCCTCTCCGAACTGTATGCCTGCATTTTTCAAGCGGTTGAGTGCTTTCGCAAAGTTCTCCGCGTTTGAGCTGTCAATCTTATTGAAGGCCTCGTTGGTGGCACCTGCTGAATTAGCCATAGACTGCATAGCGCTGTTGAAGTCGTCCGCGTGCTGTACAAGTGTAGCCGCACCCTTTGCCGCCTCCTGTGAACTGAACACATCACCGATTGACTTGCCGGATTCCGTACAAGCTTCCTGGACAATGTTGAGTACATCAGTTAATGACATACCGGATTCCATCAGCTCCTGGAATGACTTGCCTGTCTTCTCTTTCAGCATGTCTGATACATCAGTACCCGCCTTACCGAGTTCGTTGAGCATACTGTTAAGGTATGTTGTCGATTCTGCTGTAGCGATACCATTCTTTGTGGTAGTAACGTAAGCAGATGTGATATTATCAAGGCTCACGCCGTACATGTTGGCTGTTGGGATAATTTTACCCATTGAAGCGCCCAACTGGTCAACAGTCGTCTTTCCTAAGTTCTGAGTCATGATAAGCTTATCAGATACGCTTGTTACGTCGCCCGCCTTATCGCCGTAAGCGTTAAGGATAGTGGTCAGTGTGTCTACTGAGGTAGCTGCATCAGTGAAGCCACCTTTTGCAAGTTTCGTAGACTCTGTAACAAAGTTTACTGCCTTGCCTGTTGATTGGCCGGCTGATATAGCCTGATATGCTGACTCAGCTATGCTAGATGCCGCCACACCGGTATCATCTGAGAGATTAAGGATAGACTCTTTCAGGTCTCCGATAGGTACCTGTGTCGTGTCGGCGATTGTACTGACTTTAGCCATTGAGCTTCCAAAGTCTGTGGCAAGCTTTGCTGTGGCTGTTCCAACTCCAATTATAGGTGCGGTAACTGACTTGTTGAGATTATTGCCGACTGATTCTGACTTTTCACCGAACTTCTGCATAGACTGTCCGGCATTCTCTACGGTTGATTTGAAATTTTTTGCATTGTCCTGTATTTTTTTAAACGTCTCGCTCGCGTGGTCATTCGCCGTGACGTCAACGCTTAATGTATAGTCAGCCATGTTTCACCTACTTCCTTGTCCATCCGTTGGCTGCATATATCTTATCTATCCAGCCTACTTCGTTCTTCTCAATCTCTGTTATGGCCTTCATGTTGTCTCTTACTGTGGATATATCAGCCTTCTTGGCACGCTTTTTCCATAGCTTGAACACGCTCGCCCCTTGTCTACGCTTGCTGTTGTTTATAGCGTTCAGGACTGTATCTCTTAGCAGAGTTGATTGATTGACCGTCTTAGTTTCATAAGCCTTGTATATGAAGGCTTTCTCGCGTGGAGTTAGAGCCAAATAATCGGCTTTCGTATAATTAAAATTAACAACGAACCAAGCAAAATCTATATCCTGCAGGTAGGGCCTTCTCAGCTCTTTTTCTGCAGGGGTTTCGTTCGGCTCGTTGAAATACTCGTTAGCGATTAATTGGCTTGGAATAAAAAAGGTGTATCTCTCATGAGGGCTGACTGAATCTCCACTGCAATAGTAGCGTAGCCTCTCTCCTTGAGCGCATCCTCGAAGAGCTTGGCACCCTCTGTCTGCCCAAGGAACTTGTCAGAGCCTACCTCTTTTGCTGCAAGCTGGAACATTGAGTTCATAGTCTTGAGTGAGAATAAGCCGTTGGTGTTGGAGTACTCGCCCATAATGGCTGTCTTGGCAGCCGCCTCTATAATCGAGATTCTCTCTGTATTGAATTTGAAATCGTACTGTTTTCCATTAACTTCGAACATTGTATTTTCTCCTTTTTGAAAAATGGGCAGGGGCATATAGCCCCTGCTTGCTATGCAGGTAATGTGTCAGGTATCACAGGGTTAGAGCTCAGATCCACGAGCTTGCCCTGTCCCTTAAGTGAGATAGAGTAAGTCATTGAGTCGTCATAAGGTGCCTCAAGCGGGAAGTCTGTAATAACTGCAAGACCGCCAAACATACTCTTTTTGGTCTTCTTGTTGTATACTTTAATGCATACTGGGTCACCATTCTCGAAGGCTGTAGAGAGTGCCTGCATTGATGCATCTGTGTTGATGTACAGACCATCCGTGTCGATTGACCACTCCTTAGATCCTGCGATGTACGCCTTCCAGCCGTCTCCTGTATCTTTGGTTGTTACTTCGATAGAATCGGCTGAACGATTGAGTTTAAGACTCTGCTGACCTGCGATAGCGCTGATAGCTGTGCCTTCTGCATTCCAGACTGCAAGTAATATATCCTTGCCTGCGAGTGCCTTAACTGCATTCGCTGAAAAATCGCAGTAAGCACCCTTGTCAAAGCCTGTTGTTGTCTCTGAGGCGGTTTCACCTCCGAATAACTGCTTTTCGTATTTCATATTCATGTCTCCTTTACTTCGTTATATATCCATAGCAGACCTTGAACGTATAGTTAAGGACTGCATGTTTCTCGTTGGTGTTTTTTTCTTTGTATGCTGACTGGATGCCGTTGTACATCTGATAAATAAGCTCATAAGGCTCTGGTATATCAATGTCAACCGTCATAGCCTCTTCGAGTGCCTGTATCTCCTTGAAGAGTAGGACAGATGTCTTGCCACTCTCTGACACCACATGTATGTTGACTGTGTACTCTGTCACGTACATAGTCTTGGTGTTGGCAGGCTTAGTTTGAACCAACTCTGCATAGTAGAATGGTGAAGCCTGTCCCTTTTCTACGTGGTCGTAGCATTTTTTGCCGGTACCTGATAGCACCGTCTTTTGTATCTGCTTTATCAGCTCGATAATGCTGAATTGCTGTAGCATCACTTCACCAACCTCTCTATGTTGTCAATAAGTAGCTGCTTAAATTCAGGTCTTTCTTTCTCCACATTACGTTCAAGGTATCTCTGTCCCTCTACATACCCACTGCCTCGTGTCCTGTGGCCATACTCGACGTGTGGGGCGTAGTCCTTGGTATATCCAACCTCTGCGCCGTGGTCTATAGTCCCGATTGTTAGCGACTGTCTCAGCTCGCCTGTGTCTACCGGTGTACCTCCGTCAGCCTTGCCACGATTGTATATGTTCGATGCTGAGACCTGACAGACTGCATCAAACCTTGCCTGTGACATCTGAGAGAGTGCTTCTACAAGCTTGTCTGTGCCTTTTACTTGTATGCTCATGTGTTGTACCTCTTGGCTGTTATCAGTGTCCAGCGTGGGGCTAATTCGGTCACTTCCGTGATGTCAAATGCCTTGCAGTTATTCTCAAGGACTTTAGCGTTCTTGAGTTTCTCATAGTCACAAGGAACCGCGAACTGCATCTCATTCTTGGTCACTTCCCTACCATTCGCCTGCACGCTTAAATCTGTCCAAGGGCTTATACGTGCACGGCCGTTGTAGAGTTCCTCTACATTCTCCACAGGATTGCCGAGCTCATCCTCTGCCCCGTCCACTGTGGTGTATACGGTTAATCTCGTCCATATCATAAGAAGTGCACCATCCTTTTCTTCGAGCTTTCGTTGGCATTCACCCAACTGTCAATTTCGCTTGCGTATTCTGCGAGCACATCATCAATGAACGTGTTGGACAGACTGCCGACTCCCTCGGAAGATACGCCCTCGTAGTAGCACTTGCGCCAAGCTTTGACGCAAGCATCAACTACGATTGACTCAAACAGAGTCGGAAAAGCATCCTCAGATACTCCAAGGCGCAGACACAAGCGGTCAGTGACTATCTGGTTGATTTCGTCCATGACATCATCATTGATTTCCTCATCAGACAATCTTTTCTTGATTCTCTCCTTAACTCTGTCTATCATCGGCTACCTCCTATTTCTGATCAGATGCTGCAACTGCGGCTGCTTCTACAGCAATCGGAGCTGTAAAGATACCTGATGCATCCTCAGCGTAGAAAGTCACACCCTCGAGCACAAGTGTGTTGATGGCAGCAGTCTTATCGTCGAGGAAGTGCTTCATAGCCACCATGCCGGTCTCGTCTGATGTCATACCAAAGGTAGATCCTACTGCTCCGGATGTTGGGATATATACAGCGTTAAGGTTCTGCTTAACAGTACCCTGCACCTTGCCGACTTCTACGGAGTTGTCAAGCACTACAGTGCCGAGTCCAAGGAAGTTCTTTACGTACTGGAAGCCGAAGGCTGTCTGCACTGTGATAGATGTGTTTGCAAGGTATGTAGCAATGTCGAGTGGATTAAGAAAGTAGATAGGCTCTACATCCATGTCCTCAAAGTAAGCTGAAAGCTTAGCCCACACGCCTGCAATAGCTCCCTGAATAGAGTTTGAAGCTGTAGCTTTCTTCTCTGCAAGGTTTGTGGCTACACCTGTCCCTGCCTTGATAAATGTGAAAAAGTCAGCCTTGATACCCTTCTGGATATTTCTCATGAATACTGTATCAGTCTCATTGACTGCCTTATCCTTGCCGACCTTCTGGATTGCTTCGGCTGTGGTAGACTTTCTGAACTTCTTAAGCACGAGTTCAAAAGTCTTAACGAGCTTTCTCTCTACCTTTGTAAGACCGATTACCTCGCCCTCAGCAACCTGATCCGGTGTATTTTTCTGAGTAGTCTTGTACATCTTGACAGTAGTGCCCTCTGCCATCGGCTTCATATCTACAATGCCAAGTACTGTTAAGAGCGACTTGATACCTGTTACCAACTGGTTGGTATGGTCAATTGAAATGACCGGCTCAAGGTCTGCTGCAACTGTGGTGTTTGTCTCCGGTGCGAAAAGCTGTTTTCTGTATGCAATAGTTCTGTTCTTATTCATAGTTGTTATTTTCCTTTCGTGAATAGGTCAATGTGTTGAGCTATCAATCGCTGTCTTTCTGCAGGACTAGCGATTTCGGCCAGTTTCTTATCGAGTTCGGCACGAGTCAGAGTTGAACTTCCGCCTGTTGTCGGAGCTTTGCCTCTTAGGCTGTCTTTAACTGCATCCTGGACTGCTGCCTTGAACATTTTGATGAAGTTGTCAACGTTCTCCTTAGTGGTCTTGGCCTCTGATGTTACCATCATATTGACTAAGCCGTCAGAGACATTGATTTTCTCATTCGAGAGCATCTTACGGGCTTCCTGTGCCATCTTGTTGAGTGCGTCAGCCTTTTTGAGCTCGTCAAGCTCCTTTTTGAGTGCGTCTCTCTCATGCTCTGCACGCTCCTGAGCTGACATACCCTCAAGCTTCTTGGCTTCGTCATTCTTCTCGCGCTCTCTCTTAAGCCTTTCCTGAACGATTCTATTGACATCCTCATCGGTGTACTTCTTTTCGGGTTCTCCTTTTTTGTCGTCTCCCTTGGAGCTGTCTTTGGAGTCATCGCCCGCTTTGCTGTCTTTAGAGCCGTCAGTGCTCTTAGTGTCTGTGTTCTTGGTATCTGCTCCCTTGGTATCGTCTGTGCCGTCCTCGAAGAGCTGTGTCCAGTAGTTCAATTTCTTTTTCATGTCATTTCTCCTTCCATAGTTTAGAGTTCCAATGCTTAACTTATATTCCGTGGCTTTTAACGACTTCAACGCTTGGTCATTCCATAGCTTTTTATGGCTTCAATGCTTGGCCAGTTCTATGCTTTTTCGTAGCTGATGTATTCCGGATATGCTTCCGCTACGGATTGCAAGCCTAATTTCAATGCTTCAAGAATCGGGTCACAGACATATACTATCTGCTTCAAATTAATGTAAAAATGCCCACTCTCAAGCTCATATTCGATGTTCTGATAATGGTCGACGCCCATCACGAACATGTTAATCATGGCCGTTACCGCTTCACATGGTACCGACTCGCCCTTAACTCCTGCATTGGCGTGGCCGTTCACTGCCAGACTTGTCGAAGTCTCATAAATCTCTATCATTCAGCTCTCCTTTTAACCACTTCACTATTTCAAGATGGTTTGGATATGTCCCGACATAGCTCCTCAGGGGCTTTCCGTCCTCTTCGAGTATCACCATTGGGATTTTATATACTTTGTACTTGTCAATTGCCTGCGGCTCTTCCTGCAGGTCTATATATTCAGTAGTGCCGGGGCACTCTTGCTCAACCTGTACTCTCAATGTGCTGAGTACGTGTTTACATGGAGTGCACCATCTGGCACCGCAGATTACTATTTTTCTCATGTAAAAGCCCTCACTAATTCCCTAGCCTTGTCTTTCTGTTCGGAGCTGACGGCTGGATCACCGCCATGTGCCCTGACATAGTTCTCAATCCAAGCCTGTTTGTCTGGTATCACAATGTATGTTGAACACCTGCACCAAGGGTGGAACGGCGGGAAGTTGACTCCCGCTATTCTTGCCGAATATCTTACCGGACTGGTCTTGGTGCTCGCCGCTATATCTAAACATACTTGGCAAGCCTTGCCGTCCTCGATTGGGGCTATAGCGTAGTAGTCAAAGGTCTGCTCTATTGCTTGAGCCGTAGACTCGTTGAGCACGTAAGTGCCCTCTGTATACACTAGCCTCATAGTTTCATTCTGGCTTACGCTGAACTTCTGCCTCAGGGTCTTGGTCAGCTTTTGGTAATTGTCTCCCCTGGCAAAGCCTGCCGATATTTCGGAGTTTAATACCTTGGCAAGGTTGGCTGTCCGGGTCCATATCTTGCTTGAGAAATTCCCTGACTTGCTCCAATCGGTATTAACTACCGCCTTGACTATATCTCTGTTGACTGTACCGACTGCCCCAGTCTTTTCGATTACTGCCTCATAGCCTCGTTTGTTTATTGCTTCAAGGTGGGCTTTAATCTGGCTTTCTTCCTCTGCCATTAATTCAAGTCGTTCAAGTTCTACAGACATTTGCAAGCCTTCAAGTCTGTTGATAATGTATGCACTGCGTCTAGCCGGTGCCAGGTGTGCATATTCCGGATACCTGACACAGAAGAGTTCTATGTCTCGCATGAGGATGTTGTATTCCTTTTCCGGCAGTGCCTGCATGAGCTTTCTGTACTCAATCACATTGCCAACCCCATATGTCTGATAATATGCTGCTATCTCTTTTTCAAGCTTCGAGTACTGCTCATCATATGCTGTTGTTAATCTCTTCTTTAGTTTTGCCTCGCTCTTCTCCAAGACCTTGGTCAACTGCTTCTGTCTGTTCTGCCAATACACCTCTATTCACCTCGTAACCCTCTGTATCGAGCTCATTCTCTTTTTTGATTTTGTCAAGCTCGTCGTTGACGTTATCAACGACTGATAAGACCTTGAGCTGGGTCTCTTTCGATGTAATACCGGACAGATTACCGGCTATCTGTGACTCCTCAAGCTCGTTTGCCGGGAAGTTTCTCGTAAACTTAATATCAACCTTGAGCCAGTCATCCGCTTTCATCCCGCTTACAGGGTTCGAAAAGATGAGCTTGTATCTCTGATTCATTCCGCTTGTGAACTTACGCTCTTCGGTCTTTGCTAGATTGTTCATTGACTGAAGCTTATACTTCAGTGCAATGCCTGACGATGTTCCGAAGTTCTCATCATTGATATTGGCTACCATTGAGATTAGAAAGATTAATCTCTCGATTCTCTCCAGTAGATTCTCTTGTGTCGTGTCAGCGCTTGGCTTGCTCATGAAGTCAGCTATAATCTTCGAGCCGTCCTCTCCCTCGAAGTTAAGGATTCTCATGTCTCTTATGGCTTGCAGCTCAGGTTCTGAGAGCTTAGCTCCGAGTATCTTCATGTACGCATCCGCAAAGTAGTCAACATCATTCGCCTTTTCTGATAATGCCTTGTTGTATGCGTCGATCATTGACAGCACTGACTCAAAGATGCCCTGTCTCTCCGAGTTCTCTATATACTCAGTTGCCGGTACTCCATCAAAGCCGTGTAATCTTTCCTCGTCCGGCCGGAAGCGTAAGCCTCCGTCAATGTCAAAATACCGAACTGTGGTCTCGTTCGATATGGAGCCGTGGCGGATTCCCTCAGTGTCTTTGTAGATTCTGACGAAGTATCGAGGTCTCATCAGTATTGACTCGTCGTAGACCATGAATGACTCCATCGGGTCAAGGTATGTGATGCCAACGTTTCCCTCTTCGTCCACGAAGTACATCTCATAGCCTCTGCCGTAGATTTTCATAATCTTGGCAAGCTCTGCATTGTTGTCGTCCTGGTCATTGTAGACGTCCAGATAGTTGATATAATCATCAACCGAGCTGTCTGTTGAGCTTACCTTTATCGGTATGCCAATAAAGAATCCGTTCATGGTATCAGTGATGTACTTTGCAAAGTTAACAGCTATCCTGTTGTCCGGCTTGTAATCCGGTTTTTTTGCCTGATGAAAAATGTCATAGTCGGTCTCGTAAGCCCTTTGAAGCTTCTTGTACTTCTGGGCTACCTTCTCGTCATTCTTGGCTATGTACTTTGCAAGCTGTATCTCATCCATAATTTGGCTGTCTGCAATTCTGTATACGTCTGGTGCTGCCATTATAGTCCGCCTTTCAGTCCTGTATTTAAGTGAGCTTTCGGCTTTCGCCAACCCTCAATTCCGTATCTCAACGATGCCATTGCATCATCGAAAAATGGTACCGGCTCATCGAGGTACATGTTCCTTGTGTCGTCGTATTTCCATTTCCACTGTTCTATCTCCTTGATAAAGTCCGTGCAGGAAGGATGTATGTGTACTCGCCTGCCCTTGATCCAGTCTATCTGAGCCTTAACGCTGTTTGCTTCCTTATTTACCGGCCGGGCTCTCCACCCTGCAGTTCTCCACGTCTTGATGCGGTCAGGCTCTGCCGAGTCACACCACATTACTTTATCTTTTGGGATTTCACCCGCTTCGGCTATCCACTCGCTTGTGTCCTTTTCGTACCCATACAAGCCCTTAAGCACGTATATGTCGCCATCACGATAGCCATACACGTACACTGCATTCGCATGGTTGAAACCGAAGTCCTGTCCTATCGCTATGTCGTCGTAGTCCTCATAATTTTGTGACACTTCCTCGACTTCCCAATTGTGAAGAATGAGGCCTGCCGTCTCTCCCCACTCTCCGAGTCCGTACACTCGATAGCCTTCCGGATCTACTTCCTTTCGCCTGAGCATACGCTTGTGATATGCTGCATCAATGAACCGATTGCCGAGATAGGTTGACGAGTGAGTCATTACATCCTCATCGGCCCTATCAAAAAACACCGCCTTAATCCAATGCGTAGCAGATACCGGGTTGAATGTCAGCCTGATCTGATAGAATAGTCCGGGCGGCAGCTCTCCTCTGAGTCGGTCGTCTATAATCTCGAAGTCTGCCTGTGTCAGCTCTGTAGCTTCCTCTATCCAGACATCAGTGAGCTTTCCTCTCTTGAAAGTGATTGATTTAAGCTTTTCTCTCTGACCGTCATCTTTTACCCCTCTGAAAATAATCTCATTGCCGTTTGACTTGCAGCGCATCTTCATAGCTGATTCATTGATGTACCAATAATCGGAGTATCTATCCCCGAATGCCTTAAAGACCGCACTTTGCAGTTCGGCAAAGGTTGAATCTCTGTTGGTCACATCCACCTTGCGCACGCACAAGAGATTTCTGCCCTTGTCGTGCATCAGCCTCAAGATGTAGTTCTGCGCCGTGTCCACGCTCTTACCGCTTCCGGCACTGCCTTTCATCACGATATAGCGCTTGGTACATCTATCGACTTTCTTAAAGCACTTATTGGCTTGCAGCTTAATCTTCATCGCCATCACCGTAGTCGATTGATATATCAAGTGACATATCCACGTCGGCTGATACCTTGTCTGTGTACAGTCCGTACCTCTTGCCAAGTAGTTCCGCCGCCTTGAGCCGGTCTTTCTCGCTTGGCTTCTTTTCTACTTCCTGCACTTCTTGACAACCCTCACCAATTCCGACTAACACTGTGTCTGTCGTTTGGCTCTCGCCTCTCAGCACTGATGTCAGGTATTGGAGTACTTCGTCTTGCGTGGCTATCAACGAGCTTTCTTTTTGCTTCATCCGTTCGGAGATATAGTCTTGAATCTTAGGTTTTCTAAGGTTCTCGGAACCTATCGCAAATGCCGTTTTCTCAGCGTACCCTGCCTTGATTGCCGCCTGAGTAGCGTTAAGGCTTATTATGTATTCATCACAGAATATTTTTTGTTTTGCGGTTAGCTTCAACGCTACTCACCTCTTTTCTATTACAGATTCATGTATTTATATTTCATCTTCTTGGCATAGGCTACTGCCTCTGCTCGCGTCTTGAACGTTAGTCTCACTGGTTCCTGTATAGTTATCTCATGGTCAAGTTCATTGCCGTCCTCGTCCCAGCTGGTTAATACATTACGGTTGCCCGTCATGTAATATCTCTCAACTGTGGCTCTGTTATGCTCATCGGGTTCCATCTGTCTATGTATAGCAACTGTTCCGCCCAGTTCCCCGCCATCGCTTGAACCTGAGCTTTTTCCTCTGCCACTTCCTCCACCCCTGCCACCGAAAAACTGTAGATTCATTCTTATTTCTTTCCTTTGCTTCCAAAATAATATGCTGCGAAATTATCACGATTCCGCTTGTACCATCTATCGTATGTGGAGGTTCTTGATGAGGTATACTCATCGTCAGCCTTTCTTACTGTCTTTTCTGCCTTTACAGGTGCTACCTTGCTTCTACGGTCATTGACTGCATTGCTTGCCTCTCGCGTGGCTTTCGCTTCATGGTATAGCTTCGGGTTCTTCCTCAATTCATCAGCACTCTTGAGCTGTCTAATCTTTGCATTAACGCTTGCGCTTTTATCGACAAGGTAATTGTGTACCTTGTCGAGCTCTTCACGTGTCTTAAACTGGTTGGCAAACTGTTCTGCTGTGGTCTTGCCACCATCTATATCATGCAGTCCATTTTCATACTTTGAATTTTTGACATAGCCATCTTCGCCACCGGTCTTTCTTTTAGCGCCGTTGTACATGAATTTAGCTGGTGTAACTCCCACTTCACTATCAGACCATCCACCGCCACCACGACCGGAACCGCCTCCGCGTCCTCCAAAAATCTGTGCTCTATACCTCATTCAACGTACCTCGCTTTTTGAGCTTCTCCGATAAACTCTCAACTCTGATTATGTTTCCCTCGCACTCCTTTGGCACCTTGCCATAAAAGATAATGTGTGTCGGGGTCAATCTCTTCATCATTTCTCTATATCCGGTAAGGAATAGTTCCTTGCTGTACTCACTATTCTGTGTTCCTACGGAACTGACAGCCACTACACTGTCTGTTGGCTCTCCGTCAAAGCACCATGTATAACTAGCCTCGTCACTCCATCCAATTGTTGGCACTACTCTGATGCCATGAGCCTGCCAATAAGCACCACACCAATGTTTTCTATAGTGGTTATAAATCTGAATAGCTCTAGGATGGTCTGTGTACAGACTAAAGTCGGGCGTACATACATACTTGAACTTTCTAAGCATCGGGATATAATCATCGGCGCAGTTCCAAACTCTGTTGAATTGATAATCATCAACAAAGAAATGTACTGCCTTATTAGCCGGGCTCTTGCATGACTTGGCATAGTTGAAGCTTATCAGCTCTGCCTCCTGGTACTCTGCCGGTGCTATTGCAGGTATGTCGTACATCCCAACGCCTTGTATATTCATTTTTGTTACATTCTCGTAATTTCTTATATCTCTATACAATTTTCTTCACCTATTTTT